TAAGATCTGGTAAATATTGTTGCTCCCATCCAGTTGAACCTCCTGCGAAGTCAATGTAATTTGAGCTTAATGTTTGTTGTTGAGGTGAAGGCACCTTGTTCAACAAACTTCCTCCTGTAATTGCCATTTTAAATTTTTTTTAAATTGTTATTTATTTTTGTTTTTAATTTTAAACTTAAAATCATTAGCGTCATCGCCTAACACTTTAAACTTCATACCACCTGCTTCAATCTTTCCATGACTTTGCCTTGGATTCATATCTACGTTTTTGGCTTTAGCAACACTATTTTTCATAGCATCAGCTTTTCCTTGTTCATAAAAGTGTTTTGCAACAGCATCTGCATTCATTGCCGTATACAGAGATTTATGATAACCTTTAGCGTCTGTTAAAGCAGAATTCTTATCCAAAAACTTTTTGGTGAAATTGCTTATATCGCTTTGAGTATTCTTAACCTCTTCAGCATTGTTTACATTAAACCTGTATTTTTTATCACCGACGTTATATTCAAAACCTTTGAACTTGTCGTTGAAAACGTTATTTGTTTTCTGTGTAAAAATGTCAGAGTTTGTTTTAACTGTTTTTTGAGTTGCTTCTGACTCCTTGTTGTATCTATTAAAGAAATCAATTGCTTTTTGTTGCTCACCCGTAAGCTTGCTTCCAGCTTTGATTTCATTATAGTATTTAGACTTTTGCCCGTCTAAGTGGCCTTTAGCGTTGGCAACTTGCTCTTTTAACGCTAGTTTTTTTCTTCTTATATCTCTATCGTCGTCTTCATCTTCGTCGAAAGAGAATTGATCTTCCATAAGGAAGTTAATTTCTTCATTGTTTAAATGAGGTTTTGTTTGATTATAGTATTCTCTTAGCAAAGAATCATCATCTAATTTACTATAGTCTTGATTAAGCTTAACATAATCACTTAAATCCCCACCAGTTTCATCCATAAAGTCTATTAACTTTTGAATATTTTCTGGTAATGGTTTTCCAGTAGCTTCAGCCTCTGCTATTGCTTCTTCTATTTGCTCTTCAACCTCTTCAACTTTTTCTTCAGTAATTTCTTCTAATACTGGGTTTTCTTGTGCTTCTGGCTGTACTTCTGTTTCTTCAGTAACTTCTGTAACCGGCTCTGTTTCTTTAGTAACCTCTGCTACTGGTTCTATTTCTTCGGTTTTCTCAGTTTCTTTTTCCACAACCTGTGTTTCTTCGGTTTTTTCTTGTGGTGGTTTACTTAAGTCTATTTTTATAACGTCATCGTTACCTGCCGACTCAAATTTACTTTCATCAATTTTTTCCACATGTTCATCACCTGGATCTCCTTGGTTTGTTTTTAGTGTAGTTTCTTCAACTACTTCTTCTAGTTTTTCTTCCATAATATAATATAATAATAGTTAATAAATTTATCTAGGATCAAACGCCCCTAAATCAAAAGACCCATCTAGTATATCATTACTTGATGACTCAAAGTTTTTAGGTGGTTTTTCGTTTTTTCTTTGATCTATAAGTTCACTTTGTTGTGATGCTTGTATTTTTGTTCTTTCATCTTTACGATCTTCTTTTTCTTTTTCTCTACTTTTTACCCCGTCAACTTCAATGCCTTTTAGCTGCATGTTCATTTCAAATTCTAGTTGCATTAGTTCTTTTTTGTACTGAACTTCTTGCATCATTTTTTGAGAATCTAATTGAGATTTTAATTGTTCCATTTCAGCTTTCCCAGCGTTTAAAGCTTGATTTTTTTGAACTTCAGCTTGCGCAGCCGCTTGAACTGATTGTTGGTTTGCTTGAGCTTGAGCTTGTATGTTTTGTTGTTGCATAGCTTGATCTTTGTCAAGTTTTTTCTTTCTACGTATTTTAAGAAGTTGATTAGCTAGCTTGATATTTTTTATTTCTCTAATATCAATAGCATCAGCTAATTCTATTATCTGCTGCTGTATTGCCATTTGAATATTATTTTCTAACAATTGTCTTTCTTCTTCATCTGGTTGTAGCTCTATAAATATTCCAAAATCATATAAATGTAACTCTGATATTTCTTCTAGCGTTGCAACACTATGAACGCCTATTTGCTGTATGAAAGCATCTTTAGTTGGAGAGTATTCTATAATGTCTGATATTCTAAGTGACAAACACTCTGCTGTTTCTGCTGTTAAAAATAATCCAGCTTGCAGTATATGTCTTGTTGCTGTGTTAGAATTAGCTGCAGCTAGCTTTTGAACACCTACTAAAGCGTTTTTATCTGGCAAACTACCGTCTCTAGCTTCGTTTAGCCCTGTTACATCTCTTATCATTTGTAAATAATAATTATATGTACCAATCAAACTTTGCATTTTAGCACCGCCATTACCAGATTGTATTTCTTGAATAGGCACTTTACCAGGATTCATATCACCGTCAGAAGTAAAACTTCTACCAATAACAGATCCTGTTTGAAAAAACATATTTAAAGCTTCTTGTGGATTGTAATTTGTTCCATTACCTAAATCTATTTCTGCTAAACCATCAGCATCTAAATAAACTCCATCTGGAACTAATCTAGACATTACTTGTTGTAGTTTTAAATGAGTTAGCTGTATCATGTCAGCAAAACCAGTAATTCTTTTAACTAGCGAATCAATTTTGCCATTATACATTCTAGGGGCAACAATAGCATAATTCATTTTAACTTTAGTAAAATCACTTTTAGGTCGCATCATATTTTTAGACATTTCCCATTTAAGTAATTTATCTGTACCAACAATCATAGCGCCTTCATATAAGCATTCAATAGATCTTAGCATTTTAGAAAAACCACCTTCCATGTTTTCTGGCGGGTTAAAAGAATCATCTTTAGGTATAATTTTTTCAGCTCCAGTACCAGTTTCTTTTATTTTATAAACCTCGTTCATGTAGGTTTTATAGTTAAAATATAAAACTTGAATAGTATTATTGTCTTCTTTATCGTACGTGTGTGTTGAATTGTAGTTAGATCTATTGTTAGATTTATTTTTCATTATATCTTCAAGATCAGATTCTGATAAATGAGGAAATTGTTTTGCCAACTCATTCACGGGTATTGACTTAACTTCTCCAACATAGTATATGTCCTCAAAATAAGGAGAATCAGTGTAAGAATAAACAAGGTTAGCAGGATCTACATAGTCTACAACAACACCTTCTGAAGTGTTAAATGAAGTTTTAACAGCACCAATTCCTAAAACAGTTAAGTCATAATAAAAACGTTTTTTAGTAAGCTCGTATCTATTTCCATCAAGCAGTACGTTTAAAGCTTGTTCTTGCGCTATTTCTACAGCCTGCTTATAATTAAGCTGCATGTGAAGTAGTAATTCTTCAGATGTTTCTGGCAACTCTTCTTGCTCACTTTGTTTAGTGTTCACTCCAAGGTTTTGAGCTACAAAACCGTCAAACTCTTTAAATTCCATATCAGCAAGCACGTTCTCCATGTACTCTGTTCTTTTTGCAACTCCAAATGGATCTTGAGAATAAGCTTTTATATCGTAAGTTCTTTCAGCAATGCCATTTACAACTATGTCTACAAACTTAGATATAATTGGAACAGGCGTCCAGTCTAAATTTAAATAGGACAAATCACCGTTTATAGATAACTCATCCTTATATTTTTGTATAGATTGTTCGCCTCTAGCATACAACCTTAAATTATGAAAATTATTATGATTAGATTTGTATTTATTAATACTTTTATCATCATTAAACCATTCTTGCTCTATTGCTTTACCAACCTTTAAACCGTATTCATAGCTAATTTTTTCAGCATCGCTTACTGTTTGACTCGGGAAATAACTTTTAATGCCAGACTCTGCCATATTTATTATTTGATTATTCGTGAATTGTTTCCAGTGTTACTGTATCTAGAAACGTTTATGTTTAGTTTAGGTTTTTCAACCTTAGCATTTGGCCTGTATAAATGTCTATTGTTAGCCATAATAGCTAAACCAGAACTTATAGACGCATCGTGCTTTGTTCTTTTATTTATATCAAACTTACTCCAATCATTTAAAAGCTCGTTAAAATATAAATCTCCATGTGTTCCATCTTGCTTTATGCCAACGTGACTTTGTATGTACATTTCAATCGCGGCGGCATGTGCCTGTTTTATATCTTCACTTGAATTAGGTATTCCACCTACTTCTTTTTCTGCAACTGATAATTTATTCCAAACTTTATCAGGCCTGTTCATGCTAAACCCTCTGTATCCTCTACGTCTTAAATAGTACAAGAGACGAGGTTTATTGTTCTCTGCGAGTATAGGCATCCCGTAAAATACTAAAGCCATTAGAACGTCCTCAAAGAACATCTCTGC